AACAAGGTTTAGGTGATGAGATATTCTACGCATCATGTGTACCTGACGCTATAGACATTAGTAACAAAGTATATATAGAGTGCGATAAACGCTTAGAAACGCTATTTAGACGTAGCTTTCCTAAAGCAGAAGTATATGGCACACGTAAAGATGAAGATGCGAGGTGGGTAGATGATGCTACAATTAATGCAAGATGTGCAATTGGTGGACTACCTCAGTTTTTCAGACCAAACAGCAAGTCTTTTCCTGGGACTCCTTTTCTAGTATTTGATAAAGAAAAGGTTGACATGTGGAAGCACATGTTTAAGTCATGGAATAAGACGGTAATAGGTATCACAACTAAAGGTGGTACATTCAGAACAAACTCTAAAGGTCGTGAGCTTACAGAACAAGACTTACAACCATTATTAAAACGCAAAGATATACAGTTAGTAAGCCTAGACTATAGCGTAGAACGCAAAATTGATGGCGTTAGATACTTTGAATTTGCAACAGACGCAAAAGACTATGACGAAACAGCATCTATTATAGCTGCATGTGATATGGTTTTAGGGGTAAACACTACTGCATTGCATTGTAGTGCTGCTATGGGCGTTAAAACATGGTGCTTAGTACCTAAATATCACCAATGGAGATACGCACAACCAAGTATGCCATGGTATCGTTCTATGAGACTTATCTACCAAGACGATAAAACATGGTCTGAAGTAGTAGAAAACGTAGCAAGTCAGTTATGAAATTAGCAGGTAACACCTATTTACCAGATAATGACCAATTCTTTGTCAACTATTTTAAATTAGGTGATGTATTTGAAAGAAAGTCACTAGATATTGCAATAGAACATGTAAAGAAATGGGACGTTGCAGTAGATGGTGGCGCACATGTAGGTAGTTGGTCTAGGTTTCTATGTGATAAGTTTAATTTAGTCGCATCTTTTGAGCCTAACCCTGATAACTTTGAATGTTTAGTAGCAAATACTAAGAACAAAAACAATATTATCTTGTCTAAGTTTGGTCTGTACGACTCTCATCAAGAATTTGCACTAGAAAGTGGTAATAACACAGGTTGTTGGCACTTATCTGAAGGTAAAGGTATAAAAGTTATGCCTATGCCTGACTTCGGTGCATTAGACTTCTTAAAACTAGACGTAGAAGGTTTTGAACACAATGCTATTACAGGCATGTTAGACCAAATTAAACGTTATAGACCTGTTATTGTGATAGAAGAAAAGAACCTACCACATAAACCATTAAAATACGAAGCAAGACATATCTTAGAAAGCATAGGATATAAACAAGTAGGTCAAGCACACAAGGATATTATCTTTGCTTAACATTACTTTTCTACATGTAGGTAAAGATGCAACATTGCCTACTAAAATGGTAGCTTCTGTAAAAGAAGTTATGCCAAATGCAAATATAGTTCAGCTTACAGATGAAAATACACCTATCGTTAAAGGTGTCACTACAGTTATTCGTAAGAAATATAACGGTCTTATCATGTTATTTAGACTAGAACATCTAGCTTCACTCAGAGGCAATTGGATAACACTAGATACAGACATGATAATTAAAAAAGACTTATCTCATGTATTTGACCAAGACTTTGACGTAGCACTTACAAGACGTTATGGTGTCATCATGGATACGCATGGGAATGACTTAGTAAAGATAATGCCATATAACGCAGGTGTTATGTTTTCTAAGAACCATGAGTTTTGGAAAGACGCATTAGAAGCATTAAAGACATTTAAACAAGAAGCACATGAGTGGTATGGTGACCAATTAGCCATTAAATTCATATCAGATAAAAACCAATATAAAGTATTAGAACTTCCTTGTGATGAGTATAACTATACTCCAAAGGATAAAGAAGAACGTAAAGATGTATATGTTTATCATTTCAAAGGTCAACGTAAAGACTGGATGATAGACGGTAATTATTAAAGGATAACTATGGCTTTTACCAACTATACTAGTTTTGTTACAGTAGTAGAAAACTATTTAGCACGAACAGACTTAAGCTCACAAATACCTGACTTCATTCAATTAGCACAAACAAGAATGTCACGTGACTTAAGAACTGAAAAGATGCTAAAGGTAGCAACTGCTCCCATTACTTCAGGTGATGGCACACTAGCAGTACCAAGCGATATGTTAGAGGTAAGAGAGATACACTTACAAGGTAACCCTCCTGTTATTTTAGAGTTTCAGTCACCAGACTTATTCTTTAAAAACTTTCAAACATCATTATCAGGAAGACCATTTTACTTTACAATGTTAGGTTCAGAGTTCCAATTTGCACCAACACCTAATGGTAGCTTTACAGCACAAATTTTATATTATGCTCAACCTACATTTATATCTACAACAACAGCTAGTAATTTATATCTAGCTAATTACCCAGACGCTTTATTATACGCAACTCTAGCAGAAGCAGAGCCATACTTGCTTAATGATGCACGTATTCAAACATGGTCAGCTTTATATGACAGAGCAATTGCTAATATTAAAACAAGCGACTTGGGTCAAACATACCCATACACTTCACTAAGCGTAACACCAAGATAAGGACAATATTATGGCAGAAATTAGTAACTACTTAGAAAATGCAATTATCAATGCAACTCTAAGAAACACAACATATACATCACCAGCAACAGTTTATGTATCACTATGGACTTCAGACCCTACAGACGCAGGTAGTGGTACAGAAGTATCAGGTGGTTCATACGCTAGAACATCTGTAACATTTGGCGCACCATCAGGTGGTGTGTCAACAAATAGTGCAGCAGTAGAATTTCCACAAGCAACAGCTTCATGGGGAACTATTGGTTGGATTGGTATTAATGATGCTTCTACATCAGGTAACTTACTTTACCATACAGCATTAGATACATCTAAAACTATTGACACAGGTGACATATTTAAAATTGCTACAGGCAACTTATCTGTAACATTAGCTTAAGGTAAATTATGCCAGTACCAATGACGCTAGAAGAGCTAGACGTTTATGGTAGCTTGGAAAATGTACCATATAGTTTAGATAACACGTTTTATAACAATGGCACTACAATATGTGGTCCATGGACATTAGACCAATTAGACTATTTCGGTAGTTTAGATAACTTACCATTCTCACTAGATGACCCAATATGGGTAAGTGGTGCTTGTTTTAACTTAGCTACCGGTGCAATATCAGGTGATGCTACAGTATCTACAAGTGCTGTAAGAATTAGAACAGATAATGCTTCTATCACAGGTAATGCTACTGTTACTGCTAACGCTTCTAAAATAATTACAGGTAATGCAAGTATTACAGGTAATGCAGACTTAGAAGCTAATGTTACTAGGATAACATTTGACTCTGCAAGTATATTAGGTGAGGCTACAGTCACAGCTAACGGTGCTAAAGTCGTATCATCTAGTGGTGCTATTACAGGATATGCTTTATTAACAGGCATAGGTAATGCTATCTATGAAAGCTCAGGTAGTATTACAGGAAACGCTACAGTTACAGCAGATGGTATTCGTATCCAATTAGGTGACGCATCTATTACAGGTAGCGCAACTGTCACAGCAGATGGTGTAAGAATTAGAACATCTACAGCAGATATTACAGGTAATGCCACAGTATCAGCTTTAGGTGGTGTAGAGTATTCAGGTAATGCAAGTATATTAGGAACAGCACTTCTTACTTGTTCTCCTAACGCTATTTTATATGGCGTAGGTAGTGTTACAGGCAATGCAACAATAACTGCTAATGGCATTATACAAGGTAAAAACTGGAGTCCTATTACACCTGGCTCAGAGTCATGGACAGATGTAACACCAAGTAGTGATACTTGGACAGAAATAACAGCAGGTGCAAGTTCATGGACTGATATATCTCCAAGTTCAGACACATGGACAGCAACAAGTTCAAGTAGTAATACGTGGTATCAACAAATTTAAGGAACAATTATGGCAAAAGATAAGATAAGTCAGTACGCATCCACAAGTGCTGGCGCAAATTTAAACACAGACATTGCAGGTATTAATATTGATGAGGGTTGCGCACCTTCTAATATTAACAATGCTATTAGAACGCTAATGGCTCAAATTCGTGACTTGCAGTCAGCAGAGTCAGGCGATACTATTCCTGTAGGTGCAGGTGGTACAGGTTCTACTACTGCTGCTTCAGCTAGGTCAGCTTTAGGTCTTGCTATTGGTACAGACGTATTAGCTCCTCCTTCAGGCACAGCTATTCTAAAAGCTAACTCTGGTGGTGCTTTAGCAAACGCTTCTGCAGGTACAGACTATGTAGCTCCAGCAACTGCAACTTCATTTACTGCTAAACAAACATTTACAGGTTCATCATCTGTTATTTCATCTAAATTTGCAAACGCTTTAGAAGGTGTAACTGTATCAGCAACAGCAGCTACAGGCACTATTAACTATGATGTAACTACACAGTCTGTGTTATACTATACAACTAATGCAAGTGCGAACTGGACTGTAAACTTTAGAGGTTCATCAGGCACATCTTTAGATACAGCAATGTCAACAGGTGAAGCTATCACAGTCGTATTCCTAGTATCACAAGGTGCTACAGCATACTATAACAATGCAGTTACAATTGACGGTTCATCTGTTACACCTAAATATCAAGGTGGTACAGCATGGTCAAGTGGTAATGCTTCAGGTGTAGATGCTTACTCATACACAATTATTAAAACAGGTTCAGCAACATTCACAGTATTCGCAGCTCAAACTCAATTCAAATAGGATTTAGTTAATGTCATTACTATCAAGACTAGCTATTGCCGCCGCAAGAGGATATGGTACATTTACAAGAGGTGGAGCTACAACTGTTTCTGCAAATTATCTTGTAGTTGCAGGAGGAGGATCAGGAGGTTCTGGTTCTCGTGGTGCAGGTGGTGGTGCAGGTGGTTTACTGACTTCTACTGCAACATTATCTACTCTTACAACTTATACAGTAACTGTAGGTGCTGGTGGTGCTTTATCTTTAACTTGGTCAGATTCTGATAGTGGAGTAGCTCAAGGTACAAATGGATCAAATTCAGTTATAAGTGGAACAGGTTTAACCACTATTACAGCTACAGGCGGTGGTGGTGGAGGTGGTAATGATGCTTCAGGAACAACTCAAAATGGTTTAAATGGTGGTTCAGGTGGTGGTGCTTGGTACAATGGAACTGCTGGTTCAGGAACTTCAGGACAAGGTTACGCTGGTGGAACAGGATCTACATCAAGCTCTTATGGTTCAGGTGGAGGTGGCGGTTCAGGTGGTGTAGGTGGTAACGGCACTACTACAGTAGGTGGTAATGGCGGTGCTGGAACTGCATCTAGTATTTCAGGATCATCTGTAACTTATGCTGGTGGAGGTTCAGGTTGTACTTATAATGGCACTTCAGCAGGAACAACTACAGGTGGTGGTGGTGTAGGTAAAAATACTTCTCCTAATAACCAAGCAGGAACATCTGGCACAGCCAATTTAGGTGGTGGTGGTGGAGCAGGAGGTTCAGGCGGTTCAGGTGTCGTCATTATCTCTTACACATCTGCAACTCCATTATTCACAGGTGGTACAGTTACTACTTCAGGTGGTAAACAAATTCATACATTTACAGGTTCAGGCACATTAACACCTGCTACAGCAATTACAGCTAGTTATTTAGTAGTAGCTGGTGGAGGTTCAGGCGGCGGTGGATCAAGTGATTCAGGTGAAGGTGGCGGCGGTGCAGGCGGTCTTTTATCAGGCTCAACAACACTTTATTATCCAGCTACTTATACAATTACTGTTGGAGGCGGAGGAACAGGAACAACGCTTCGTGGTGCTTCAGGACAAAATTCAGAATTATCAGGATTAGGAATTACTACACAAACCGCTATTGGCGGTGGCGGTGGTGGTGGATCAAATAACTCAAACGGTTTAAGTGGTGGTTCAGGTGGTGGTGGTCGTGGAGGAGGGTCTGTTGGTGGAACTGCTGGATCAGGAACTTCAGGACAAGGATATGCAGGAGGAAATGGCGGAACGGGAAGTAATGAACCTGGTGGTGGTGGCGGTGGTGCAGGCGCTGTAGGTTCTGTAGGTAGTGGTTCTGTAGGTGGTGCTGGTGGCGTTGGTGTAGCATCTTCAATTTCAGGTTCATCTGTTTATTATGCTGGTGGCGGTGGTGGAGGAGTTTACTCATCAGGAACAGGCGGCACAGGTGGAAATGGTGGCGGTGGTAATGGAGGTGTTAATTCAGGTGGTTCAGCAGGGACTGCTAATAAAGGCGGCGGAGGCGGCGGAACAGGCACAACAGGTAACGGTGGCAATGGCGGTTCAGGTGTTGTTATCATCTCATACGCTGGCTCACAACAATTTACAGGCGGAACTGTTACATCATCAGGTGGGAATACAATACATACATTTACTGGAACAGGTAGTTTAGTACCTGCTTATTCTATAGATTATTTAGTAGTTGCAGGTGGCGGTGGTGGTGGTTCAGGTTGTGCAAATACATCAGGTGGTGGCGGTGGTGCAGGAGGTTATCAAACATCATCTACATATTTATCAATAGGAAATACATATACAATTACTGTTGGTAATGGTGGTAATGGAGCAGCTACAGGTTCAACATCTACTAAAGGTTCTTCTGGACAAAATTCAGTTCTTTCAGGCACAGGAATAACTACAGTTACAGCAACTGGAGGCGGTGGTGGAGGTAGTGACTCTACAGGGCAGTTATCAGGAGCAAATGGTGGCTCTGGTGGTGGTGGAGCTAGAGTTGGTGGTTCT